AGACGTTCCAAAATATCCTTGCCTAGCCGTTATATAATTCTCTAAATTGCTGTTTAATTGCGCAATACTTGCAGCCATCGTCCCCTCTATGTTCGGATTCGCCTGCCGCGCGTCTAGTGCACTCCCGGGTTCTGTGGTGGTATTGTTGTTCACTACACTTGTTTTCGTGTCTGGTGGAGTTTTCCATGCTCCATCTTCTCTAAGATATTTTGTAGTGCCAGCCGTTGTCGATGGCGCAGGAACAAGACCGGCTTTTGCGCCGGTTCCGGATTTTACAAAATTGGAATATGTCGTGTTGTTATCTAGGTTCCAGTCCATACACAGCCAATATGTACCATCGTATGTAAATATATGGGTTGCATTGCTGCAGAAGAAATTTCCGCTTACATAAGAAATAGCCGCCTTATTCCCATTTCTAAAATATCCCATGATTCTCGCCCCAGTTCCATTTACGTTGAGAGTGAGATTACCACTTGTTGGATTTGCTGTGCCTGTACCTGTGAATTTAACGACAACTGTTGAACCAACTTGTAATGTGAAGTTTTGCAATGTCGCTACTTTTGCCGCCGTAGCCCGACCGGTTGCACAAGTAGCAAGTGGCTTATTTAAAACATCTAACAACTTCTTATCTGTTGCTGACATAAGACCATGAGTGGTAGTAGTGGCATCAGAATATGTCGTGTCTGTAAATTTTGCGTTTTTAGGTACATTAGATTCTACCGTATGGCTATTAACTGTATCTGAATTTCCGCCATTTGCAGGAAGCGAAGTTGGCTTGTCTGACAAATCATTATAGTTTCCTGTAAAAGCTACAGCTTTAAGATCTGCAAAAAACTTTGCAATCTTTCCAAGAATTTTCGATATTTTTTCCTTGGATGCTATGTTTTCCCTTTTATCTGCCACTGTAAACTCAGGTTCCTGCAATGCATCCGTTGCATTTTCTCTTATTTTCATCTGCTCATCAATCTTTTTCAGATTGGCATTCACGACTTCCACATCATAATCATCCTGCGGATCATCCATCTGCAGATCATAATACTTTGTCTTTGTCATGGCAGAACCTCCTCTCTCAGCTGTCTGTGTGTATAGTTATGTAACTGTGCATGCGTAAATTTGTGTAAAACTGCATGCGTATTATAAATAAGAAGAACTTTGTAGCATATATCCTCTGGTGACATACGCCGGATCAGTTCTTCAACAACTCCGACACGATCCGCTACATTCAATTTCAGATGCACGAGTATGTAATAATGCTCCTCATCTGAATACAGATCATAATTGTTTTCTCCTAGGCTAGCATTTAAACATTTTACAAGTGTCGGATGCGTATACGGTATCCGTTCATTCCACCGCATTGACACACGCGACCGACGGAGTTCTAAATTTTCACCAGCACCTGGAATGATATGTAAGATTCTTTCGAACCGCTCGATGCCTTCTGCATCTGAAGTCTCTATGAATGCATTTCGTAATATTTTAGTAGTATCCATGTTAAGAGCCGCCACCTGCTTATCCTCGCTCTGCATCAATTGCTTCATTTCTTCAAACTGTTGCATAAACGGCGGCAGATAATCAATCATTTTTTTAGCCACTTACATCACCCCTTACCGGAATTGCATCTTCATCCAATGTTACATTTTCAGATGCACCATTCAGTTTCACATCTGTAATATCCAATATCCCATCAATCAGAAGCAACCGGGATTCAATCTGGCTCTTACGCACCACCAGGTTATCCTCATTACTCCAATCACCAGAAAGTTCTGTAAAATACCCATCTATTGCCGACTGCATATCGGATTTCAAGGATTCAAAAGTATATCCGTTCTTATAAACCGCAGTAACTGTCACAGAAACAGGAATTTCTTTCACTCCCATAACCTTTACCACATGTCCGATAGGTGCCAGTCCATATCCCTCCCCGGTCTTATCATCCGGGTCAACATCATTCTGCACTTTTTGTACCAACGTGGCGGATGGTGCTTTGTATTCCGATGATATGATATACACCCGAACAGTGCCACCCACTGTCAGTAATTTGTCCTTTGCTACATCATGTACCGCTTTCAGCCATGCAAATACTTCCGCCCCAACGGTTTCCACAGACTGCTTTCCAATCCACTCCGTAACTGCAGCAACAGGAATAAACTTTACCGGATCATATCCTTTTTCCCACATCCGGATAACTTTGCATGCGCCAACTCCATCAATAGCCGATACACGCTCCTTATAATCCGGATTATTGCCACAGAAGCTTATATTGGAAAATCCCTCGTAATAACGTTCACGGAAATCTTCCACATCTTCCTCATCCTCGCCGGGGATCAAGACTTCGGTCAATTCCGCTGTTTCCATATCATTCAGATCATTCTTTGTTTCAATCGTAAGCAATGATCCCAACTGCTGATTTCCAACAATACCGGCAGTCTCACATGTTACCTGATACTCTCCGGTTGCTTCATCCATTACAGATGTTACCTCATAGTTCAAATCTCCGAGATTAAAACGATCACCAATGGAAATATCTGTATCTGACGGTTTTACCACCATTTTACATATCGCATTTGTTTCTTCCTTTGGATAAATTCCGTTTTCTGCTGCTCGTTTGATTAAATAATAGTAGGATGCTGTATCTGCGTATACTTCATTCACAATCATATCCATGTCTATGTACGCTTGCGCAAGCTCCATAGCCATCGGAGCAATCGCATCGTAAATCACAGATCCTTCACGCTTGTCCAGCTTATCACTCACCTGCGAAAGCATTTCTTCCATAATGGAATCAAAATCTTTATTCTCAAACACTAATATCCCACCTCCGTTTCCAATCCGCTTACTTTATCACCTTCTGCTGTAATTACAGAAAATGTAACATGCAGGGCTTTCTTTCCAACCGGTTCCATTTCAAAATCTGTACAGGAATCAAAACGATCATCTGCAGTAATTGCATCCGTAATCCTCAGTGGCAGTTCTGACATAACATAAGATAGAGACTTCCCCCTCAGATCCTGAAACTCCACTCCATAATTCCATGAATAAATTACATTTTCATATCGCTCTGTGTTCAAAATTTTCAATATTGCCTGCCGGTTTGCATCTTCTCCATCTGCTTTGCCAAGAAAAATTCTTGAATCTTTCTCAATGGTTCCTATCTGCATTGCATATGTAAAAGACGGATCATTTTCCACTTCAAAGCCGGTCATATCATCTTCTTCATCGTCATCATCATAATTTGTCGGGATCATTCCTTCACCACCTTGTCTATTACCACAAACTCCTGACCGCCGCTTTTGCGCATCATCAACACTTCATCCCCAGCTTTTAAGGAATTGTGAATCATAATCTTTACATTTTCCAACACAATGTCATCACCAGCTCCGCCCGATCGGTCCTTCGTTTTCCATCCATACTCTTTCTTAATTGTTACTTCAACCTCATGGTCCGTCATGCTTTGTGGCACCACCAAAAATTCTTCTCCAATTTCAAAAGAGTTTGTAATTTTCACTTTCAGAGGATCTTCGCTGGTAACCACACCAGTCACATAATCACACATCTTTGCAGCCCGTACCGCATCCATTGCAATCTTCTTAATCAACTGCACCAGATTTCCGCTACTCACTAAAATCACCCCCAGACAAAACCAGGTCCATTGTATATTCACAATTTTTAAATGTGTGTGTCACTTTCTCTACCAGCATATAATTCGCAATTTTCAGATCTCCCAAATCAAGTATGACTGGCACAAGCGATCCTCCACGCACTTTACTGTTTCCAATCACGCCTGATATGGTAAGTGTACGCTTCTCATGGCTATACAATTTCAATAATGCCTGTGCTTTCAGCTTTCCAATATCCGGACTATTGATCTCATCCGTAAACTGCAACGTTCCCCATTTTGCGATTTTCTTATTGTCACGTACCAGATAAATTCCATAACTGGTTCCAGTATTTTGACTTGTTGATGTCTTTGTACTTCCTTTTTTCTTCTTACTGGATTTCTTTTTCTTATAGATCAGCTTGATCTGGTTATACACATCCGTATCAATCGTTGTTTTGTAGGAATAATCTTCTCCTGTTTCCGCATCTACCAGACAGGTATTTACCTTCATCTTTGCCACATCAGTCAGGCACAATTTTCCAATATTATCATAAAAAACATACGTCTTTCCTTTTACCATTAAAGTATCATCCAACGCGTTTTGAATCATATCGAACAATGCCATATTGTCCTCAACCGCTGATCTGCGCCATCCTGTCTTTGCCAGTGTGCCGCATTTTAACAGGAAGCGCTTTGCAATAATCCGAATTACTTCATCTGCTGTTTTCTTTTTGTACACAATTGTATCTTTGTTTTTCAGATACCTAAGCTGATCATATACGGTATACGATGCCATCCCGTCCTTCTTGACTTCTTTTGTAAATACAAAGCCATAAAAAAACTTCTTGCTGTCCACAGTAACAAGAACTTCATTTCCCATACCTATGAAAAATCCTTTTTCAACTTTTGCTGCAAAAGTAAATTTGCCGGGTGTGCTGTCTCTTTCCCATACAACCTTTGCTCCCTCTTCCGCCGGTACTGTAAATTTCTTTTTTCCATTATTTACAGTAATCATTACATTGCCAGCCGGTATTTTTCCCGTTTCTGCTTCATCGGCTTTTATGGTTTCCGCTTTTGCCTCATGACGCGATAATATTTTCTGCAAATATTGCAGTTCCTTTTTCGAATCCTTTTTTCCACTACCAGATGAACCATTTTGGGTGCTTGTATATTTTGGCGTACCATAGCCTGTAATTGTGGCATTATTCAGAGAATATGATCGCCGTGCTACCTTATCAGATGTATTTCCTTCAATAGTATGTAACTGTCCACCGCTGACGCTCTCAACAATGCCTACATGGCTTCGGCCAGTTTTAAAATAAACAATGTCACATCTCTTCGGGGTATATTTGCCTTTATATTTGAACTGCCCACGCTTTTTAAACCACTGCATCCCATAGGTTGTAGATGCTGTTTTCGGAACAACCGAAGTCGATACTCCAGCCTCGTGTGCACACCAGGAAACAAACGAATGGCACCATGCAGCACCATTCGCTCCTGTATATTCTCCGTATTTTGTTCTGTTGTTGCCCTGCTCCCGGTATCCGATCTCACTAATAGCTACATCAACAATATCCTTCATCAGCTACCACCTCCCGGAAGCTTTAAAACTGTGCCAGCATAAATATAGGCTCCATTTGATGAAGATTTGCGTCCATGCTTACGCGCTGCATTTTCAATCGTTTTCTGATTTAACTGATAGATTTTCTTCCATGCAGATGCATTATTCATCTGTTTCTTTGCAATTTTCATAAGCGTATCACCAGATTTTATCTTGTAACTTTTGGCTATAGCTTTCGTTTTCTTCCGTTGTTTTTTAACCGTAGCAACCGTTTTCTTTTTTCCGGATTTTGTCTTTTTGCTTTTAAGTACAAGCTTCTTTGCTCCCCAATGTCGATACTGCTTCATGTTAAGCTTTACGCACACATCTGATCCGTATTTATCTGCATCTTCCATGATTTCATAATCTTCGATGGTCACGTCTGTTGTAATATCTTCAATGAGATGTTTTTGAGAAACTTCATAGCGTAGGAGTTTAAATACAACTGGTTTCTTCTGATTTTTCCATTTTTCTAATTTGGAAAGATAATATGCAGCCCCCACTTTTGCTTTTTCTTGTGAAAAAGGATATTTATGGATTGGCAATAAAAGCTCCGGGATTGTAATATCAGACAATCCCGGAGACTTAATGTAGTTAACCTCTCCCTCATTTATGAGAGTTATGGTCTTATTTTTGTTATTGGTCTTGATGTTAAGAGATCCTGGGGTCACCGGAAAAAGAACCCCATCAATATATAATTCATACATCTTTAGTGTTCTCCTTCCGCTGCTGCATTCATTTCTTCCTCAATTTTGCTACGCAAATGCTCTGCCATTCCATCTAAATCCATGTCATTATTTACGTTGTTGTGGTTGATCATCTCAACCTTGATCTGTGCTGTTGTAAATTTATTCACGTACTCGCGATCAGCGATATCTCTTAAATACTTCAGATCTTCACTGGATGCGGATAGTGTATTGGCTGTTTTAGCTGTATTCTTTGCAGTGTCTGCCGTATTTGCCGCTGTCGCTGTTGCTACGTTACTGGACGCAAGCGCATTTGGATAATTATTCGTGTTTGGAGTATTGGTAGCATTAGAAGATATGGCATTCTTCATTTTACTGGTTACACCATCTCCCCATGCCGCCCCTGCAGTATATGCATCCTTGACCCATCCTTTCTGGTAAGTGTCATACGTCTTTACTCCTTTACTAAATGCAGCCGGCACGCTGGCATAATCTTTTGTATTCCCGGCAGCTGCAGCCGCTTTTGATGCATAATTATCTGCTGCCCCCGTAATTCCAGAATAGTCAAAGTCTACAAAAGGAAGTTTATTCAATGCCGAACAAATGCCAGATACTACCGTAAGTGCTGTAGACAGCATGTTGTACCAGAGTGCCTGTACATGACTGATCGCATTGTGAAAAGCAATCTCAACATTGGTTGCACATGCTCCCCCTGCGTTCCATATTCCAATAAAAATATCTGCAACTGATAATCCCCAATTTTTAAAATACTGGATAACAACATTGATTCCTCCGCAAATTGCACCAAATGTACTTTGGGCAATATGTCCAGTGCCCGAAAAATGATTTGCAAGAATAATCAATGCTGTAACAGCAGCCATTATTCCAACAACAATCCAAGTTAATGGACATGCAAGTAACATCGTATTAAATCCAGCTTGTGCAACAGTCGCTTCTGCTGTTTTGACCGTTTGAGCAGAATATGCTGCTGTATTTGCCAATACCGCTTTAGCATTGACATATTCCTGTGCTGTTGATATTGCTTTTTGAACATTAGCAATTATTTGCATTCCATTATAAGCTCCAAGTGCAACATTATAAGCAATAAGTGCTGCTGCAGCTACTCCGAGAATAGGACCTATAGTTTCCCAATGTTCTGTTGCAAATGAAGCTATCGATCCAATTCCTTCAAATATATCAAGAACCACACCGGCTACCACTGCAAGGTCATTTATTGCATTCGTTGTAAACGTTTGGAAGCCATCTGTATTTGCGAGATCATTAAGTCTCTGTAGAACCGGCTGAAATGCCATAGTGGCATTATTTTGAAATACCGTCCACATTTGCCCCCATGTCATAGGCATAGATTCAAAATTAGCATTTATCTCATCTGTTGCCGCAAATACTGCTTGTTTCACAACATCTGCCGACAGTTCCCCATCTTGTGCCATACTTCGAATCTTACCTATCGGGACATCAAGATAATCTGCAATATTCTGAATCAGATTCGGTGCCTGTTCAAAAATACTGTTCAACTCATCTCCACGCAGCACACCAGATCCTAACGCCTGTGATAACTGCAATTCTGCATTTGCTGCTTCCTGCGTAGACGCTCCCGCAATTGTCATCTGCTTTTGGACTAAATTTGCGAACTGGACAACTTCTGCACTGGAACTAAATGCATCTTTCGCATTGTTACCAAATCGGGCAACCACACTTGCCATACCTCCTAATGATCCTCTGGCATCGTTTGCAGCCACATAAACCATGTTGTACAAATCGGCCGTACTCTGCAATCCGTCATTCATCATATTTAATCTGGATGTGGTCTGTGTGATCTCATCCGACATCTCCAAAATTTTTCCAGCCGTCTGAATGCTCAGGTACGCCCCTACCATTCGTTTAATTGCCGAAACTAAATTCGATGATTCACTTGCACCGTTTTGCAATGACTGATTAAATTGTTCCTGTCTTCGAATATTATCATTGATCGGACTACTCGCCTGTTGCATTGTTTGATTGAATTCTTCTGCCGCTACAGTTGCCTGTGCAATTTCATTCCGGGCAGCGGATAATGATGCTGTATTAACCCCAGCATTCATGGACTGATTCATATCATCCATAGCAGATATAGTCATATTTACAGCACTTACAATATGCATAAGAGGAGCACTAAAGTTGTCCGCCAGCTGTATTCCTGTTGTAATTGTAGCCATATCATCACCGCCCTTCTGCTTCCTTCGCTATTTTCTTTGCATCTTCCTTTTCCGCTTCAATTCTTATATCTATACAGGCAATAATAAAAGCCTTTTCCTCCTCTTCTAAAGCAACCCATTGGGAAGGGAGAATGTGGAGCTTGTGCAATGCATAATATGCATAGTTTGCTTCCGCATCCCCTTCCTCAATTAGTTTTTTGCCTGCTCTGTCTTATCCTCTAAAGTATCAAATCCCTGGAACTTCTGAACCCATGCAGAAAGGTCCTGGTATTCTCCCGGGTTGTCGATCATGGCATACAGAAGTTCTCCCGGTGTCTTCACTCCATAAGAATCCTGTAGTTCCTTATTGTAAAGATCCGGTTCAACAATGCTCTCTGCGATCAGATCATTGATATATGCCGTTGTATCCAATTTTGGACGGAACATATTCGGCTTTCCAACTACCGGAACATCTTTTGTATGGCCCTCACGCATTGTTTCATTTCGCTTTGATGTAATCGGACGAAACTCAAACTCCAAAGGATTGCCATTTTCGTCCACAAAAGCTTTCGATGGTGCATACTTCCCGTTCTCTCTTTTAATTTTGTTTTTTGCTAAAAATCTGCTTAAATTTGACATACATTGTCTCCTTTCTTCCTATAAAAAATCCCCTCATGCCAGACACATAAGGGGCAATATTACGCTGCAAGTCCAATAATTTCTTGAAACTCTTTCGGCATATCAAAATCATCAAATGTGAAGCTAACATCCTCGTCCAGATATGAGTCAGAAGATGCATCAAATTTCGCAAGCACTCCACTGTCAATGTTGCACTGTAAAAGAGTGATTGTCTGAGATCCTGCAGCACTGGATGGATCATCATTCGTGATCTGAATTTCGAAATAGACATCCTCACCAGTGTTTTTAAAATCAAGCATCATTTTACGGAAAATGCTCGTATTATAATGTATTGTACAAGATCCGGTTCCTTCCCATGATACCGACTTATTTCCCTTTCCTGTCTTGCCAAGAGTTGGAACCTTTGCCTTGTTCTTCTTGAAATTCGCTTCAAGCTTGATTGCGGTCATCAGATTGTATCTACGTTCACCAATTGTCACGTAGCACTCTGCAAGAGCTGCAGAGATAGAATCCTTTGCAAGCATCACATTATTCATTTATACTTCACCCCCTTATTTCACTACTGTAGTCATGTACATAATACTCATGGCATTTACAACTTCAACCGTATTATTAACGACTACCGATTTCTTTGATTCTCCCTGTTCCACGGCGACATTATCCCGCTTGAAATTCTCAATAGCCCGCAAATTCTGTAATTTTTCACGGATCTCGCACAGCCCACTTTTCAAGCTGTTCCGCCCTGGATCATCATTTGGGAACTTCCCACGGAACCGTGTCTTAAAGAGCAGTGCATCATCATTTGCAAGCTGGTCTACAACTCTGATTGTCTGATTGTCGCAAAAAAATTCGTTGCAATCTTCCGTGATGGTTATGTGTGTATTGATATCACTTAGAATCTCAATTTCATCATCATTTCTATCAAACACAAGCTGTCCCTTTTTGATATAATCTTCCAGATCATTGTCAATTGGCTCAATGGAAAATTCACCATCGTACACTCTGCCCTCGCAGGACTTATTCACCGCAGTGGAGCATTCCACCCCGGTAAGCCAATATACAGCGGATGCTTCCGGCCAGCCCTCGTCCGTCGTTTTATTCGGTGTGGAAATAACTCCCATATAGTCAGCATCCGACTTGTAAAGCACAAGCTGAAACTTCTTACCAACTTCATCACGCATACGCTTTACATATGCCACATACAGCCTCTTGGTCACCTCATCTGTAACCACAACGCCCATCGTATTAAATCCGTAGGCTTCTGCCTTTGCCAGATACTCCGCATGCGCATCGCCATTGACGACACCATTCGTTCCACCAGACAGTGCTGCCGATGCAACTGCTGCAAGTTCCAACGTATCTGTTTTAAACGTCACAAAGTCATTATCTTTCAGATCAGCCGCTTTTTTAACATTCTGTACTTCAATTCTGGACGTATCAAGATATGTAGTTACATTCCACGACTCTGGATCGTCCACATCCTTTGCTATGGAGATCCTGATCGCATTGCCGCGTGTCCCCGTGTACTTAGCTGTAGCATAATCATTGGACGCTTTTGTCCCGCCACCGTTTAACCGGTATGCATACAGCACCAAGGTACCGCCAGCAAACAGATCTCGCAGTCCTTTCATCTTATCGTCAGTATAACTATATCCGAATATCTTTTTCGAATACTTCTGCATATCCGCTGTAGTAACCTTAAAAACCGTATCATCCGGTCCCCAGTCAAGTTCCAGCGGCATTGTGGCAATACCACGGTCAGACAATGCCGCAGATGCAATCCCCGCACTTACGACATTGATATACGCGCCCGGAAGCACTTTGTTCTGGGTTATCCATGTTCCTCCGCCAAATGCCATTTACTTCACTTCCTTTCTCAGATAATCACCGGTGATCTTATCCACCTGCGCAATCGTATATGTTTTTCCATCTTCCAGCAACGCTTCCAGCAGATCCCGCTGTTTCTTATAGCGTTTGGATTCTGCCAGCTGCTGCTTTGTAAATACATCCGCAGATACCTGTGGTTTTACTTCTGTATTTGTTTCACCCATATCGCACCTATCCTTTCAAATGTAATACTGTTGTCATAGTTTCCATAAGAGGAGCCGGAGTCTCTACCTTGCGGACGAAATAATTGTAATTTACAAAGAAATTCAGCACTCCGTCTGTAATCTCATGATGCATGTCCGTCCCTCGTACCGGCCTGTCTGCATCCAAAGGCGTAGTATTCTCCAACGCCCATAACATACGATCAGCTACATCGCGGCATTCACTATTCGGATTGTCCTCCGATTTCGGGAAATACTGTATACAAAATGGATTGTCCATCAAATACCGTTTGGATGGGAAATCTGTCTTGGATGGATTTAAGAGGGTAATAAAAAAGCAAGGCTCTTTCAAGTCCTGCTTTATTTCCTCTGTGTAAATTTCATAATCATCCCCAAACTCTTGGTTCAGGGCAATTGCTATCCCGGCTATCACGTTGTTAATCATTGAATGCCCCTTTCAAAAATTCATAAAATTCTGCTTCTAACTGTTTTGGAGCAATTCTCTTTACATCATTTTCCGATTTTGTCATCATAAGTTTTCCCGGAACCCATGCTTTCTTTAATCGTTTTCCCAAGGCAGGAACATATCTTCCCGGAGTTTGTACATGTCCGTATTCAACATAACTTGCATATTCTATCGGATTCTTAATTTCAATTATGTATTGCTTTCCAGACTTTTTCACCTGTACTCCATTTACATATGCAAGTATTTCATCCATAGAAACTCTTCCGCCTTTCGCAGCCTCTTCTGGTGTTTTTGAAATCCACCCACGGCGTAAAACACCGCCTTTTCTTCCCGATGGATTTATCCTTTTAGTATACTGCTCACCTTTTTTATGCTTTTTACCGTCACGCTTTGCTGTTGCAGTGACCTCATAAGAATAATTTCCAACTGGAGTACGTTTAATAACATATGTAAGTAATCTGGCAGCAAGTTTCTTCGCACTTGCTTCACAAAACTGCTGCCGTTTTGCTTCATCCTCCAGTTTTTTAAGATTCTCCTGAAGCTTTACCAACTCCCGCATATCCACGCTTCCCATTCCCATCATGCATACCTCTCTGATAATTGCAACACAATCTCCTGATGCGTCGGATATACTGCTGCCACACTGCCGCATTTATAGTTTTGTGTCACACCAGCCTGTGTTACTGTAATCTTTGCTCCCGGCTTGATCTGCACGTCCGGAGATAAAAACAGCTTTGTGACCTGTGCCGTCTTTGCTGCTGATTCCGTCTGATCCACTGCACTGACACTGGAATATGATAAGCGGCAAGGTTCATCTTCCAATACCACCACATCTTTTTCTGTTGTAATTCTGGTTTTTGGATCTTTCAATTTCTGATGCTCCATAACCGTACATCTGCCATCATATGTGGCTTCCTGGACTTTCCTTGCAAGTGCCTGTGCCTGCTTGATTGCATCCGCGATCATTTCCACGCCACCTTTCTGTATCTGTTTAGTGAGGACTTATAATTTTTCAGCACCGTGTCCTTGAAATTATTATCAACATACTGTTGGAAAGATGTAGAGGTATCTCCCTCAGAGATAGAAGAAACCGTTCCAACTGCTGCCGTCTCACTTCCAATATTCTCATTCCGGTACAGATCCATTGCCATGCGGTAGCCGGTATTCACAAGTCCATCCGGCATTTCCTCCACATGGCAATAATTCTTTATGATTTCCTCTACGTCCGCAATGACAAATTCAAGAATCACATCCTTGGAATCATCCTCAATTCCAAGAAGTACCTTTAACTTTGCCAGCTCCATAGGCTTACCCGATCTTGTGTTTGATAGCCACGATTCTAAGCTGCTTCGGCTCATATACCGGCTTCCAGTTCTCTGCCATTGCAAGTTCTGCCCTAGTTGGAGTTTCCACATGCTCACGTTTTGCACCAGTGTATGCAATTCCTCTCGGATGCAAGATAAACGCTTTACGGTTAATCAGATAATCCACACCGCCACCTGTCTTCTTGTCACGATCCGTCTCAGTAGCTACATGACCGACCGGAGAACCATTACCATAGGCAACCGCTCCATTGCCAAAAAGATATGTTGTGTATACTCCATCTGCAACCGGGCAGCCATCATCCACGGTCACACGTCTTCCCTGGTAAGTATCAAATTCCACGTCAGTAGAATCACGCTCGGTCTCGATCAGATTCAACTTTTTCAGATAAGACTTGGTCGCAGAGTGCATTGCCACACCAGTAAGCTGTGACTGTGCATCTCCAAGCATCTGACACGCATCAATAAATGCGGATGCGCTGATCTGCTTTGCTGCATCTGTCTTTCCTGTAGTCAGATCCAGAATATGATCCTCCATTCTGGTCTCCGCTTTCGGTGTTCCGCTTGGATCTGCCGTGGTGGTTCCGAACACACCCGCAAGAATCGCAATCAATTCTTTCTGCATATCGCGCGCCCAGTACTGTGCCACCAGATCGCCGATCGCTTTCATCGGGTCCGCTCCGGCAAGTGCTGCGGACAGGTTAGTTGCTGCCCACATCTTCTGACGAAGGATTGTGGTGGATACATCTTTGTTAGAACCGATCTTTGCCGGTGTCATTTCTACATCCTCAAGTGTTGGTTCAGATTCTCCCTGTAAATCCTCAAAAAACGGCATGTTGTGTGTTCTTGCCGCCTCAGATGCCAGTGTATCAAATTCCGGGCTGTTTACCACGATCCCACTCTGGAAAAACGCGGACAGCTCCATCGTTCTGTTGATCACATACCGGTTAAAAAGCTCCGGTACGATCACGTCTGCAATTTTTGTAATTGCCATAGAAATTTACCTCCTTAAATTGTTACCCCTGCGGCTGCAGCCATTGCTTTCGCCTGCTCCGGGTTTGATTTTAAAAGTTCACCCTGTTTGGTAAGATTGAACGTCTCTTTTGCGAACGGATTTGTAGTTCCGGCTCCTCCGGTACCGCCCTGTGGATGATATGGTGGTTTCTGCTGTTCCTGTTTGAACAGATGCGCCATTGCCTTATCTTCCTTATACGGTTTTACTGCATCCTCTACACCAACCGGTTTACCTTCCTTGTCAAATGTGAACTTGTCAAGCCCACCAGCTTTGTAGATCAGATAATCCGGATCAAGCACGCCCTGTTTTGCAAGGGAATCTTTCAGCGCGTATGTCTTTGTGATCTGCTCATTGGCTGTCTGCTGCTTTTTGAGTTCTCCCTGCAAATTGGTAATTGTTGTCTGCAGCGTCTCGTTGTCTGCATTGTTCTTTTTTAATTCTCCAATCGTAGTATTGAGCGTTTTGATCTGACCGGCAAGATTCTCTTTTTCTGCCACGGCGGTATCATACTTACCTTTGTCAACATACTGACCAGATCCAAGATCTGCGATTTTCACCTGCTTCTCCTTATTCTCCGGCTTTCCGTTATAGGCATTGACGGTATCAGACACCTGCTTATAGAGATCCTCGCCTAAAATGTCTTTTAAAAATTCCATAGTTTCCTTTCCTGCACCGTTTTTAAGCGTGGTGTCTCCACAGCAGTATGCAGTTTTGATGCCATGCATAAGGGCAAATTGCCGCAGTTTAAACGTCATAAGGCTTTCGGACAATATAAAAACAGGACCCCGGAGGAACTTACTTAGCGTCACCTCTGCGCTGTTCTGTTCATAAATTTCCGGTTGCCCTGTTATTACCTATTTTTGAGCACAAAAATACCACCATATCATTTCTGACTGGTGGTATCTAAAATTTTACATCTCAAGCATCTTCCGGATCAGTTCCAGATCTGTCACTTCAAGTGTCACAGTTCCTTTCATCGGATCTATATCTTCAAAACGAAGTCCTGAGAAAATCAGTCTTTCACAAGACTGCTCCCCCTGCACATCTCCAACTGCTTCATATACTTTTCCTGCATTAAACTCATCATCTGTCTGATATTCAATATTCTGACATAAAATGAATGATGCATAGATTTTCTTTTCTCCTTTACACCTTCTACCAAGAACAGGTGTCATACTCTGGTGCTCTGTGATCTCTATTTTCCCAGCAAATTGTGCAAGCGGAAATCGTCTGCCAGCTGTGATCACATTCAATGATGCGTTTTGAACATCTAATGTTTTTATAAGTTTCACCATACTATCACCCCTGCTTTTCTTCAAAATGCGGACATTTTACATTTTTTCCATTCCAAATTTCAGATGGAAGATTTTTGGGATAAGCATCACAATATTTTGAAAAATCGTTTCTTGAGCCTCTGTATTTACTGCAGTTCAAACATACGCAAAACAGATTCAGCTTATATCTATCTATTTCATATGGTTTATATTTGCTCATGACAATTACCGCCTTTCAAATCTAGGTTTGACATTATATATTTCATACAATCTTTCCCAAGCAGCCTCTCCAAGTAATATGATCGCATCCTCTTTTTTCATTCCATGTTTCACTTCATCATAATATTTATCTTGTAATTCATATATAATTTCGTCATATGTATCACTAAATGTCTTGAAATCTGGAAGTTTTTCTACCTGTTCATTATATTCTAACACATATGTACCGTTTTCCCCACAGGTTCTGAAACTTTTGACTTTATAATTTACCAGCAGATACAGATCTTCTGGGGACGGCGGCGTACTCAATGGATGATTATGAGTAATATCTTTTCCTTTCATCATTTTAAGCTGATACTTCGTAAATTCTATAGTATCCTCATTTCCCAACTGGCAATTTACCGCTTTCCCATTGTCAAATATAACTCCAACCTCATGGTCGAACTTGCAGATTTCCGACTCGACCGTATCCACATTTTTACCCTTGAAATCATAATAGTTCGGGTTGCTTTTATTATTGTTTGTGATAATTCCCAACCGGTCTTTCGCTGCATTGTTACCATCTGCAAAAGAGGATTTCCACTCTTCATATGTCATATTGCCCGGTACATAATATGTTTTTTCATCTTCACCACGCGCTACACGTTCTCCCGGCACTCCAAAATCATCTTCGAAGTATGGGCAGGTACACCCACGGCAGTTCGGATGGAACGGCGGAGCTGTCACACCAATTTCATACTGGTTCATTGGAAAATGTTGCCCGTCCATAGAACCACAAAGGCTGCATGTGAAACCATCCAATGTCTCTAACACCTCAAACTGCTCCACCCCAAGTTCTGCAAAACAATCCTTTTGCGCTGCATTGGAAAAGGCCGCCTGTTCTGTCATTACCAAGCGACCCGCATTCTGTTTTGATACATTCATCTTCCGCGCCAAGGCATCAATCGTCTTCTGCGAATCAGCACCGGTGATGATATTCTGTACCATGGTGGTGTTCAATTCATTGACCAGCTTCTGTTTGTTCGTCCAGATCCGGTCTGAAAACGTTTGTCCGTCTGCCGCCCAAGGCTTATGGACCACTGTATCAATCAACCGGTCATTCGGAGATGCAAAACTCCATCCGGTTCCAATCCCCTTCTGAATCTCATAGGCAGTATGGAGAAACCCAGATTGATAAACATCACGGATTGTAGAATCAACACTATCAAGCTGATTCCCGAACATCACTTCCAATGACTGCTGCATTTGAAGCTTCAATGCCTCCAGCCGATTGATGTGTACTTTTGCGGAAGCATTTTCCAGTTCCTTCATCCACTGACCATTGATAGCATTTTCTTTTCCGTACCGTATGTACTGCTCGACATCCCATTTCAGTTCATCCAATTCACTGGAATTTAATAACCGGCGTGCTTCCACAAGAGAAATCGCGTTATTATTTGCAAAACGCTGATACCAGGCATTGATTTTCGCTTCCATCTGCCGCTGTGCTACAAGATATTGCTTTTCGATGTCTGCATAGCACTGCAGCCCTTGCTGATGCTGGGATTCCTCTATCTGTTTGAAGCGTTTTTTCCAATATGCACCGTTTTTCATTCATCCTGCCCCGTATCGCCATCGTTGTTGTCCTGATTGTTATCTGTTTTATTCTGATTCGTAAATGCTCCCGAATACAGATCAGCTTTTTCCTGCGCTTCTTTTTCTTCTTTTTCGATCTGCTTCAATTCTTCATCTGCATCTTCCACAAGCGGATGATTTTTCAGAATCGTCTTTTTACTTACAATTCCTACGGAATCCTTGCAAATCTGCGCCTGCTCCGTATCATTCTTGATACAGGTACGGGTCCATGTCTGGATGATCGTGCCACACTGAATACCAAGCACTTTGCAGATTGCCCGCACCAACCGCGAAAACCCAAGTCGAAACTCTGTCTCCATCAATCCTACTTTCATTTCAAGAAGTGAGTACATGAACTTCAACGCCTCGCCCGACTGATTGCCGAAGTTCTCTGGCTGCGGATCAAATCCCTGTCCCTGTTCGAAAATTGCCTTTCTTGTGGCTTCCAGCACACTGTTTCTTGCTTCAATCGGAATCTCAATGTTCAGTGTAGACACCGCACCGCCCTCATCCCCATCTACCTTAATGGTCTTGTACTTTTTTAAATCAGATAGGAATCCATTCAGATCTTCACCGCCATATCCAGACAGCACAAAGATCAATTCTTGTATATCATCCAAATCATTGATAAAGCCGCTGTAAACCTTGTCATATACGTCTATCAGCGGCTTAATGTTGCGCAAATCATCTGTATGGATATTGTTGTTGTAAAACGGGATGAACGGTACTTCTCCGAAATCATGCCGGTAATCGGCAACCATATCACTGGTGGCTGGATCAACAAACATTTCATAGTATGTCAGCAGATTAAGTGTCTCGCCTGCTCTTCGCCGGAATGCCTGACACTCTGTATCTGTCCAGTATTCATATACCGTATAATTATCCCCAGTTGCATCGTCGATGTTCGGATACACTCGCATGGCTCCGATCAGCCTGCGTTTAAGGCTACGGTCAAACACCGGGATGATCTGCTCAGACGGAACAACTGCCCATTCAAAACCATTATCGCCCTGCCAGTAATGCACCCAGCCGATAGAAGTATTGGCAGCATTCACACACAATTTCATGCAGTTCTTTGCATACTCATCACCCAAGGTTTCCGTGATACGCTTATTGCTCGCCGTACTGCCTACATCGAACAACGGCGGTGCGGTAAACGCATAGGACGCTTTCTGGTTCACGATCAGACCATGAAAGTTCCGGGGAATCCGGTTGTCTGCGTTGCGCAGCGGATTGTCGGGTTCCTCTTTTTTCTCATTTTTCTGCTTATCACGAAACAGTATGTCCGTCTCATTGCGGTAATAACGTTCTGCTATATCCGCACGTGTCACAAATGCCGCATGACCGGGCTCATATTTTTTTATCAGTTGTTTCATTGTATCAATATCCATTGTTACCTCACTTCAAAATACCGATGCTTCCAGGCTTGCGAATAATTGTATAGCAGAAGTACCGCAGTGCATCCATTGCATGATCGTGCTGCTTCACCGGTTTATCCTCTCCACGCTCAGATGCTTTCTGATCCCATATGTACGATCCAAATTCTTTGATTGTGTTCGGGCATTGGTCACTGATTGCAATTTTCCCTTGATTCAACAGGGATGCCACAAAACGAATGCCGTCCAATACATCATTTTTCGCTTTCTTGATCGCATAACCACGCTTTTTCAATTCTGCTATGAACGATGCTGCAGACGGGTCAATGATGATCTTTACCGGTTTTATCCCGGCAAGCCATTGTTCCAGATCATCCGCATACTCGCTATCCGTTTTCTGCCTTTCTTCATCACGGCCAGAATAATAATACTCGCGACAGCATACCCATCGCCCGGAGTGCTCTTTACACCACAACAGGAATACAGTTGCATTCTGCGTACCATAGTCACACGACACATAATAGTTCGCATTGACCAGATTATTCAGACTGGAAAGAACATGCTTGGCAGTGTCGAACATATCGTAAATAATGCCCTCTGCCATCGCCCACAGTCCAAGGATATACCGGCGGTAGAACACACCGGTGTACATGCTGCGGTATCGTTCCTTGATTTTCTCAGACAGGCTTAAGTTATCATCCATCGTAAAATGCAGATATAGAATATCTTTCAATCCCGGATCGCGATTTTCTGCCGCAGCTTTCTCTTTTATTTCTGCTGTTTTTTTCTTCCCAAGATATCCGGTTGCCTTATCAATCCATTCTGTCTTAAACCAGTGATATGGTCCATCCGGATTACAGTTGAACCAATACTTTGAACCATCAACGGAGCATCGTCCGGTTGCCTGGTTCACGAAACTTTCCGGCATCAGCGCAACTTCATCAAAAAAGGCCCCAGCCAAGGTGATACCCTGAATGAGATCCTGTGATCGTTCGTCTTTGCCGCCGAATATATAAAAATAATTAGTCACATCACCTTTTGTGATGATAACCAAATTGTCAGCCCTGTGATCTGCCACGGTATAACCGCGACTACGGAGCATCAGCTTAAGCCAAAATAGTACATTTCTGCGGAAAGAGCCAATTGTCTTGCCACACATACCGAAATTTTCGCCGTCAAATGAGCTCATCGCCCACATAACAAACGAAAGTGACATGCTCACTGTCTTTCCAGATCGGATAGCGCCATCGGCGATAATACCATCCTTATCTTTAACCGGAGAATCTTCACACCACCAGTTCAATACCTTGCGCTGCTTCTTGGAAAATGGTTGAAATTTGAAAATCCTCTTAATTTTCTTCATCGCCCCAATCCTCCACAGCTGTGCCGTTCAGAGCATCGAGGAACCCATCGTCTGCAATCTCCTCGCCATCGTCTGTCTGTACCTTGGCTTTCAGTAATGCAATCTCTGCTTTCTGCTTGTCAGTCGCAAGATCCATATGATCCGTAAGCCACTGCAAGGCTTTCATCCGGTCGGCAAGTTTTACCTTTACACCATCTTTCCCTTTGGACACTTCGGAAATGATCGTTCCATCCACGTCCACATCATTCTTGATATTGACATGGCTTACTGTGATGATTTTTCGTTCTCCTGTGTCCAAAACCACATCTACATCCTCATTTCCAAATTCCACAAAATCCGTCACATCCGCAAATGCAATATCCATGTACTTCTGGAAGATATCGGACTCACTCAGGAACTCCCGATTAAGCCGCTCCTGTTTCAGCCGTAGGATCTCATCTTTTATCCTAGCATTTCCGAGCAATCTAGGACCATTTACCACAGCGGTCGCATAATTGACACCATACGCTTTCTGATATGCCTTAGTAGCATTAAAGCACCGGATGTAATGTATACAAAAAAGCTGTTGCTTATCGGTCAAGGCGGGGTTTTGGATTACCTGCTTGACTTCATCAGCTACAGCCTTTTTTTTAACGCCCTTTTTACTTTCCGAACGTTCGCTTTTCTTTTCCGAACGCGCGCTTTGATGTTCACCATCCCAATGGTATGTACTTTTCCATCTTCGAACTGTACCGGGAGGAACATCTAGTTGACTTGCAATCTCAACCAGCTTCATTCCACCCTTATACAGTTCCCGGGCTTTCTCTGCCTTTTCGTTCGGACTTCTTGCCACTGCTGCCACCTTCCTGTTTCTTTTTTCTTCTATACTCTTTCATTACATGAGCAATCGCCTGCTCAGCTGTAGGATCATTATATTTTCCTTTATTCATGCTTCATTCCCTGCCTTATGTATGGAGGTCGCTGCTCCCCTGGGTTTCATGGAGCCGCTTTGCTATGGATAACAAAAAAGAGACTGCCGAAGCAATCTCCCTTTGAACCTTTGGTTCAGTATAACAATATCATACCTTTGGTATCACATTTAATCACATTTTGAAATTTTCCAGTGCTTTTTTATGAATTCTATGTGTATGCTGCCAACTATGATTTATTTTTACACAGATGTCTTCCCACTTCATCAGTCTTATGTACCGATACACCAGCACATCCTTTTCATCCTCATTATCCATGCGTTCTATCTTGTCCGTGATTTCCTTGCAGATTTTAATTCTCCGATACCTGGCTTTCATGTATCGTCTTTCCTCTTCATCCAGTAGTGCAGCGTAACCGGATAGATCGGTGTTGTTGTGTGCATGTGGCATACCGTCATTGTCAGCGGATGGCATGATCTTACTTAAGCGCATTTCTGTTATCTTTTCCTCGCTGCGTTTCATCTGACGCACTGCTTTTTCGTATTCTCTTAAATATTCCTTTTTCTTCTCTATTTCTGTCAATTCTTATCCTCCATATTTCTTAACCTCATGCCATAATTATAAATCAGCATTTCATAGTATTTGTACCAATTTAGGGTACAAAAAAGAGAGCCTAGTTTTTAAGCTCTCTGATTTTTTCCCTTTCATTCTTCTTTTTGCGTAATAGCTTCTATTGTCTTTTGTGTCTCAATATATTTCATCTCCAACGGTTTAAACAGGGCCTGCACATCTTGAGGTGCATCTATCGTTGAGTAAAACTGCATTCCTTTATCTAAAAGTACAATAGCCTTATCAAATGCTTGAGATGTAAATCCTACCTCTTCTCCATCTTTCATTTTTATGTTTGTTTCTTCCTCTAATTCCGCAACTACACTATTTACCAGTTCTTTATATACGCGTTTTGTTCCTTCCATATATATCTTTTTAGTTTCTTCGTCAATATCCATTTTTTGTATCATAGCTTTTTGCTGTTCAATAGAGCATTTGTGACTTTTTATCACATAACACTTATCAATAAATGCAGCTACATTATTTAGAATAACACTTGCAGTCACAGTTCCTGCCGTTACAACAAGAAAAGTAAACCACAATGAGCCTATATCCATAGAGTCAAACTTAAGGTCTTCCCCCTCAACCTTAAAAAAAGGGCATTTATACAGAATAAAGTCCAGTGATTCAACACATTTCCTAAATTCATTAAAGTCTTTACACTGTGGGAGTTTTATGTCTAACCCTGGAGCTTGATTATTTTCAACCCCCATTGACTCATACAAATTAATTACATCTTGTAAGCTTGTCGACAATTCTTTATATCTATTTCTTATAATCTCCCAATCTGACGAACTTACCTCGAACTCATCCTTAGTTATTAATGCTTGAGGTATTGCATTGATGAGTGCAGCTGTTTTATCTTTCAAGAATTCAATTTCTTTTAAATTATTCAATATTGCGGTTTGTGCGGCATTCCAACCACTAACACAATATTGTGTTATGCCGACTTTTTTTTGAATAAAACGAATATTACTGATTGGCTCTATACTTCTTTTGCAAGCCATATAAATATTTCTTAACTTCATAACATAGCCTCCCCATTGTCTATTCATGTAATAATTATACACTTATTACCAATTTTTGCAATATCACCACACCATCCTCAACTGCCCATTCTGCTCCTCCACGATCCGCCCCAGCCTCTGCTTCATGACCCGCTGAACAATCCGCCGCCTGCGATAAAAGCAATTCCTGCTGATCGGGAGAATGCCGTGGTGCGCTTCCAGCATGTCATACGAGGTTCCCTTTACGATGGATTCTGTCAGATATTCCGCGATGAAGCTGTCTACCTGGTTGCAGATTTCGAATACTTCCTTTTCGTCCACAAGACATTCCCCCTTTCATTGTAGCAACAAAAAACCAAGTACTTTGATCGGCACTTGGTTTTATCACATTATTCAACTTTAATTCAACTACATTTATAATAAAAATCACCCTACTATCTACGCTTATTTATTTTCCCAGTTCATTTCAATACAATTCTTCATTTGTTAACTTTTTATCTCCTTTTTTTACAAAATACCTTGTTAATAAACACACTGCTATTTCAATTACTACAAATAGCGTACACACAATATAATATACTACATCATGGTCATAATTTCGTTGTAAAAAAGCGAAAGTAAAGAAAGCAATGGCACCACATATCATCAGAGCCAAAAGTAAGCTGTTAATTCTATAATATTTTTCTTGGTTCTTTATCAAGGCCTTTGATTTATCAAAAACATTAAAAACCCATTCTCTATCACTTGCACTCATAGTATTTAATCGTTCTTGTATTTCTTTTTGGGAAGAATTTTCTGGGATAAGCTCAAACAACTTTCTCTTTATATCATCTTCCAATATTATTTGAAAATCTTTCATATCTAATTTATTCATGGCACATCTCCTTTGTAATAATAAATAAATTATACTACGCCAATCGTCAATATTCAATTGTCAATGTACACACATTTCAGCAAACCAGCTACTCACTTACTACTTTGAACACAAAGCCCCTGCAGTATGGCGCTCCATCTTCATAGATCATAAAATTTTCATGTTCGATTGGTACATCATACGTCCACGGAATAACATTCCCATTCTCGTCTTTGTCCTTGCACCATTTAACATCAAAACTGAATGTATTGGATCTCTCACAGTTATGTACAATTCCACCATCGGGGATTGCTTTCACAGAAATTGTTCCACCTTCCCAACAATCCTCCTCATCAGTAATTGCCCCTTCAAGTTCCACCAGATCATCCGAGGCTCCATTCACAATAACAAATCCATTATCTTTTGCGATCTGCAGTTCCTCTTTGGTAAACTGTAAATAGCTGTATTCTCTTCCATTTAACATTGCTGCAAATTCTTTTAATTCCATCTGTTTTCTCCTTAATTCCAAATCCTTTAAAACAAGCATATTTGCATCTCATCATACAAATACTTTTTTTGCACCGGCACATGCCCGCCGAAAAATATCCGCTTAACACGATCTCTCTGTTTCAGATTCGCCATATAGAAGTTGTCAACCTCTGGAGGTACTGAAAAATAGTATGCTTCTGGATATGGCAAATTCTTTTCCGCGCAGATTTCTGAAATTTTTCTCTGATAATAGAGGATATGGTTTCTCACCAGATTCATGTTGCAGCCATCCGGCCAGAACGGATCACTGCACCCGTTCTGGTTTATGTCCTTCCATTGGCTTATTTCTTTCCGGATCTGCTCACTATATGATTTTACTTTTTTCTCCGGTGTTTCTTCTTTCATGACGGTATCTCCATAAAATCAAACAATGTCGGCTCGTCCACTTCATTCTCGGCAGCCTGTAGATACCCAACGCCATCCCGGAAGTAATCCGGATTCAATTCGCATCCCTTGCCGTTCCGATGCATCTTAACCGCCGTCATTGGAACTGTCATAAGACCACCAAACGGATCATAGACCGTATCGCCCTCATTGCTATATCTGTTGATGATTCGCTCCACGATATCCAACTGTAACGGGCATACGTGCATCTGAGCGCGTCTGCGGCTCTGCGTAGTGTTAAGGGTTCGCATCCGGTTGATATCATCCCACACTTCCAGCTGATTCCATGATCCCGGTGCAACAACCATAAATGTTGCCGGGAGCTTTCCGTCCTTATCCAGATCTTCCGCAAGTTTTACATGTTCCTCATAGTTGTATACGTTGCCGCGGCTGTATTCCCTGTACACCTGCTGTAAACTATCAACCGGGAAATCCTTTAGTTCTTCCTTGCTTACCAGCCTGTTTCCGGATGATCTCCAATAACCATGTGCATCAATCTGCCACTGTGCCCGGGTGTAATCCTCTTTCGATTTCTTAACCGGATCATCCGCGTATGCCGTAGATCTGTCTGTAGGCAGCTTTCTGAAAAGCAGGATATATTCCGGACACCCTACGCCCATCTTTGATCCGTCCTTGCACTGCTCTGTCCAGCCAAGGCGGTATGTCTGGTTATTTTCACGAACCACATCCGTTACAACAGTGATCATGCCGAAATATTGAAAACCATGCTTCATGTAATGGCTAATGCACTGCGCGTGGAATGGTTCAATGGTTGGCATTCCAGTACCGGTTGCATTTCCAAATAATACACGGTCCTTGACATGAATTGCAGCCACACGCCCCGGCCTTAACACTCGAAGCAGTTCCGGTGTGAGATAATCCATCTGTTCAAAAAACCGGTCCGTGTTCTGGTTATGCCCGAAATCGTTATAATTGGCACTATATTCATAATGATTGCCGAATGGAATAGAGGTATGTATCAGATCAATGCTGTTCGTTTCCATTGCCCGCGTTTCTTCTACGCAATCCCCATATACCGCTTCATAATGGTTTCCTCTCACTGTTCTCTCTTCTCTGCTACCTTCCACGCCCATCTTCCTTTCTAACCGCTGTGTCTTGTTCTCCAAATTAAGTCCATACTTCTTCACAATCTCGATCATTTTTGCAACCATGTGATTGTGATTCTTCCATTTTTCCAGTAACGCTTCCTTGATCTGCCGCTCATTTTCCATATAGATAATGTCAATCACAACCGGATCCTGCTGTAAGAACCTGTAACACCGGTGCACTGCCTGAATGAAATCATTAAACTCATAATCAATTCCGAGGAATATCTCCCTGTGGCAATATCTTTGAAAGTTACATCCGGATCCTGATAATGATTTCTTTGTGGCAAATAATTTTGTCCGTCCATTCGAGAAATCAATTACTCGCTGTTCCCGCAGGTCATAGTCCATAGATCCGTAGATATCTACCACATCTGGCAACGCTTTCTTGATTGCGTGCCGTTCATTTTCCAGATCATGCCATAAAAGGAAATGATCTTCCGGCGATTCTTCCACAATCCGCTTCATTTCTGTTACACGGCGGTCAATGCTTTTTCTTTTGACTGCCGCAGCTTCTTTCAATCCCTCGGCCGCTTCCTGAAATAATTGCATCTGGCCGTCCCGATCTGCAGTATCACCATAATGCACCGGCAATTCATGCCATCTCACATCTAGCGGCGGCAAGTCATATCCCTCATCGGAATACTCTGGATTGAGATCTGAAGGTTTCGTGATAAAAAGCGCCCAACTGCTTACCCACATCCAAAATTCATCTTCCATGTTTGGATATAATGTCAAATTGTTCGCTTTGGTGCTGTCGCGTTGGAAAAACCGTGTCAACGCCTGCCCTGTATCCATCACTTCCAGATATCCAGCGTAATGAATCAGTTCCTTGTATTTGTTTGGTGATGGTGTTGCCGTGGCTACCAGCTTATACGGAACGTTCTTGAATTTATCCAAGAATGTCTGATAAGTCTTGCTACCAAAGCTCCTTAAAACACTGGCTTCATCAAGTGATGTCGCCGTAAAGTAGTCTGGCCGGATGTCCCCATCCCGGACACGCTCATAATTTGTTAATACAATCTGGTTTGTTCTTTTCTCCACTTCTTCCATAGTCCGGCAATACTCCGGCTTTTCATATCCAAGCACTTCTACCGCGTCATGCGTGAACTCCTGCTTTACTCCAAGCGGCAACACTATCAACGCACGGCCGCCACTGTGTTCTGCTGCCAAGTGACAAAACTCAATCTCCTGCACGGTTTTTCCGAGTCCAAAACTTTCAAACAGTGCACGTCTGCCGCCTTTCAGTGCCCACACCACAGCATCCCTCTGGTGTGGTTTTAATACCTTGTTGACTTTTTTAGGATCCACAACGAATCCGCTTTCTGTTGCAAGTTCAATCTTTGTTTCCAAAAAATCTTTATATGTCATTTTTCAAAAGGAACCCGATATATCGTTACCCCGGCCGGAGGTTCGGCTCCTTTCTATTGTTGTTTTTCTTCGACTGTGCTAAAATATTGTCGAAAGGTGGTGCTTTTATGGTAATTTTTTGTAAATCTGAATCTATCGAACCTGCGAAATATAGCGACAGAACAATAAAAATAGATACTGTCGCAACCTGCCCTATGTGCAAAACTTCTATCAAGCCAATACAATTACACTCTGTTTTTAAAATCAAAGGTTCTACTATATATGTTGAAAACTTTCATTTTTGCCCAAGCTGTGATCATTCTTTTATTTCTCGCTACGAGGGATCAGTAGACAGCGGTGGCCAACAACTTGATCCTCTTTCATTAAAATCATGCGAACCAAAACAATTTAAAAAACAGACATTCGATCAAAATCTAAATGAATTATCACCTCAATTTGTTAAAATATATAATCAAGCTCTTGCTGCAGAGGTATCTGGTCTTGATGAGATTGCAGGTCTTGGATATCGAAAATGCCTTGAATTTCTTGTTAAGGATTTTGCAATTCATGAACATTCAGATTCTGTAGACAAAATAAAATCCATGCCTTTATCTGCTTGTATTAGAGACTACATAGATGCTCCAAATATTAAAACTCTAGCAACGAGATCTGCCTGGATAGGCAATGACGAAGCTCACTATATCCGCAAACAAGAAGATCGTGATGTAACAGATATGAAATCCTTTATCCAAGCAACTGTTTACTTCATCAGCATGATTCTTATCACAGAAGATGCGGCAACTATGGAGCCAAAATAGATTCTTTTACCGCCTTTGTCTCATGCTCAATCGCAGAAAGACAAAGTTGTGTATCCATTTCAGCAAGGAAATTTCCTTCAAGATCCCAGTACTGAACAACATCACGTACTGGGTCTTTTTCTGTTCCAAGCCCTCTTTTTGCCTTTGTTTCAATTACCTGAATTACTTTTGCACTTTCAGTTCCATCTGGTCTAACCATAATTATCTCCTTCCTTGATTTCCATACGAAAAACTATTATTATAAGTTTGTAATTAGCGCCATATACATTACTACTCACAATGTTTTTATCCTGTTGCTCCGTCATGTGGTCGAACAACCTAAAAGGTAACATGAGTTTTAGATTCATACTTTCAGGAGGTACGATTATGACAATACTTTCAACATTACAAAAAGTTTCAGCGGGTGCGGGTGTGTGTGGGTTGCACGGAACCAATGATTCAGGAGCCTAGGTTGAGTAGTATTTTTTGGACACCGAGGGGTTCGACTCCCCTCAAGCCCACTTATCACATAAAATCTTCTAAGCTCATTTGCCCCTTGCAATTACCACCGATCGTTGTCGGATCCCAGCCAACTCCAATGTAGTCCAGAACCTTCGCCCATCCATAGTCGTTCCCTTCCTTATCCTTGCACATATGGAACATCAGATAATCCCACTCTTTTGGGTTGCTCTCATACACCAGGTCAAACCGATGCGGCCGTTTCTCCATGTGGATTCCAAAACCGCACATACTGCATCCGGTACGCTGTGCCTTTGTTGTGTAAAGCGTTCCATCCGGTTTTTTCTCGATAGTTCCATAAATTTCTGGAATGATACTTTCAGGCATTTCGAAACTTTTTGATAATCTCCCCTCTTTCGAGAGTTTTGCATGATACTTTTCTTTCAAACCAAGTTTCCACATCATATCCATTTCCAAAGCAAGTGTTAAAATATCCTGTCTGTGGAATATCGCAAATGGTGCTGATCTGATCGTGGATGCTCCAAAATAGTTGCAACCATTCATCCTCAGGCTCCTGGCACGTCTGCCACCCTCGGATGCCATCAAACCTAAATACGGTACACTTTTATGTTCCTTGCCCCAATCGTCGCAATTCTTTTCTTTGAGGTAGTAACAGCATTTCGCTGATACCGAGAAATCCGGCTTCTGGAAGTCACACCCTTCGGTTTCGTTCTCATATCCGCCGAACAGTTTTAACCACCGCTGATTGAGCTGCATTTTTGAATCCTTCTGCCAACCACCATATTCCCCGGTCTCTCCCGTTATGATCGCGTGTCTAACGGTCTTATTCTTTTCTGTTGGATTCTGCAGCAATTCGATTTTCCCTGCGATCTCCTTGGATATGACCGGAAAGCCGAATTCCTGTATAACTTTCGGTTTCGTCCATCTTGTCCCATCATCCCGCATGAGCGGCGGCACATTTATAATTCCGATTGCTTTATGTACCCTCTGGATGCTTCGATCTTCCAAAGTTGATGCTGATACTCCCGGAACATCAATCCCGCATACCTCATGGAGAAATATGTATAAAATAATGCTATCCAAACCACCTACAGATACATGGCAGTTCAAACCACGCTTGTCGCACTCTGAACGGAACTCCTGTGCTCTGATCTGTGCGTATTTTCTTTTAAAGCTATAATCCTGCTTTTCTTTCTGCATGAATGAAGCGATTTTTTCATAAGCTCCCAGCCGCTTCATCCTTTCTTTTACTGATTCCATTTGTTTTTGAAGTAAAGAGCTCTTTTACGCTGGCCAGCAAACCTCTTACTCCTTTCGACTTATTTTTTCTTTTTCCTTTTCTGCTTAAACTTGAAAACATCATTTTTCTGACGGCTTACCATGCTGCGGTAGCCGTTCATCTTACTGGCTCTGCTTTTGCTCATCTACTCCACCACCTTTCACGATTGCAATTACATCTTCCGTTTTAATTTCACCGCGTTCCCTGATAGACAATTCTTTAATTTGCTTCACAACCTTGTCCGGGTCGTAGACAGTCGGCTGCATATCAATAAAATCAAGAATTGCTTTCATCTGACTTTTGTTGTAATTCCGTCCATTGAACTGCAAATTGTTTGCGTCAATCAGCCTCATCGTTTTTCATCTCCTTTTTTCAAACAATTAAAAATCTCATGTCCAATCATTGCTACAACTGACAGAATGCAAAAAAGTTTAACTCCAAATTCTGTTAGAATATCTAGCCTAATAGATATAAGCATTAGTAGCAAGAAATTTATGTACGATTGAAACATCATTCTTCACCATTCCTTTCAATTTTCCTGCCGCATACAGGGCAGAATTTAGACAGTTCAATTCGAAACGCATCTATTCCGAAATCATATCCGCAACACTCTGTAACTCCATCAATTATCCGCGTTTTTTCATTGTTTCGTTCCACAGCCGCCCGGCATTCTTCCGGTGTGCCGATCGCACGGTACTGTTTTAACTCTTCCATCCATTTTGCAAGCTGTTCATGTTCCTGTGCGCACTGCAAACAATCCGATTTGATATGAACATTAACACTATCCTTTGGTGATAGTTTGGCTTTTCTCCGCTTCTTTTCTGCAACCTCTCTTGCGTGTGATATAGCTTCATCAATCGTCATGCCTACACCTCCAACAGTTCCGGATTGTCAAATGTGTTCCCGATAACCTCATACGGATAGTTTTCGAACACGAGATCTTCTTGACATAATCCGGGTTTCATTCTTGTTTCGTCCCCCTCTTTCACAATAGGCTCCACGAAGAAGCCTATGTTTTTATAGCCATACACGCCCTCATTCCAATCATGTTCGCCATATTTAACCAGCCCCATGTGTTGCCACTCGCACCAATGTTTTTCCGTGGTTTTCTGCAGCAAAATGTCATTCTCCCAAATCAGCTTGCCGTTCTTGTCCTTAAGTCCGGTGCACTGGCAGATGGTGGATGGGTTTACTCTTACCGTTTGGCTGATGCTTGGTTTCTTAATATCATCAACCTTTTTGATCTGCCAAAATCTGTTTTTTTCATCACCTGCGAATGGAACAAGAAACCCTTCTACCCATTCACCGTTACCAATCCTTTTGCCACGACATAAAAATCTATTTTCCATGTTCGCCCTCACTTTCTGCACATAACCACTTCATAGCACATTCTTCTGTCTTTTCGCATTCTCCACGATGAGCCATAGTATTTTTTATGCATTCTTCCGTAGGCTGACAGATAAAGTCAGAAACCATCGGCAAATACATCGCAAGTTCTTCGTCCGTCATGCTCCGGATCTGGTCTGCATTACTCTTTGGCTTACATGCTACGTTTCTCATACACTCGACCATACCTGCCTCCTAACTAAACGACGCTTCTGGTTCTTTTTCTGGATGAATATAACCACCATCATATTCCTCATCAATAATGATTACGGTTCCGGCTCTGGACAATCTCAAAAGCAAGACATCAAATTCACTCAAATTTCTAAGTGACGAAATTGTCAAATCCCTATAGGTAGAAAGCGTATACGGTTCTTCTTTGCCGCTATCCCATATCCACTTTGACACAGGAATTTCTACATTCAACTTTTCGTCATGCTCGTTTTCAAATGTGATAACTGCTCTCTGTGTGCTACTCCATGATGGCTTATCTTCCAACTCAAACCTCATTTCACATTCTACTGATTCATAAGAAACACCATCATCGTAATCAATGCCTAAGTCGTCTGTGTCGATATCCCTTTCACATTGCTTAATCCATGCTTTGAACAAATCCGTGAGTTTGATTTCTTTCTGCTCCGGCTCCATCATAAGGTTTTTAAAATTCTCCAAAACCTTTTTATTTCCGATACAGAAATCCGAATTAACAATCTCTGTTAAAACAGAATCAAGTTTAGGAAGATATTCCGAAAAATCATAAGTCTCAATATATGGGACCATGATTTCTTTTACCTTTTTCTCGATTGCAGCTTTTGCATCTCCCCAGCGAAAAGCATCTTGTATTGCATTTTCTAACGCATTCGCGAATTTTTCTTTGACTATTTCGCTCACTTCATCCGAAGATAGACTCTCCTGTGCTATTTTCAATAATTCTTCTTTCATTTTCTCTGTCTCCTTTTTCCACACCATATCGGACTATTTGCCACCTTCTGCTCAATCAGACGCATACTATCAATGCATAATCGTCGGTACCCGTCCTGCCTTTCTTTCTGCACCAAAATACATGATTCACACTCATCACAATGAGGAAGGTTGCTTTTAATCCTCGCTCTATAATCCCTTTGCTTTTGCCTGTACAATTCTGGATTTACCGCCCATCTGCGCCGTTTAAGCAACGCTGCAATATCATTTTGTTCCATTTCGCAATCCGGTTCCTCACACTCTGTGCAGTTTGGATATTTGCAATCTTTCATTCTTTGATCCTTTCTCGGGCGGCAATCGCCAAGGTAAACCAACATAACTTGTGATAACTATTGGCAATCTTCGCGTTCCTTTGCGTTAGTAGTTTCTTTTGCTTTCGCTGGTGTTTCAACCGTCCATCAGCTTCCGGATCATGTCCTCCTGATGCAGCTCTGCGATATGATCCCGCACGCTTTCTTCCGGGAATGCGATCTGGTAGGTTCGCTCCTTGATCCGGTTCGTGATGCGGTCATCGTACTGCAGCGTTTCCAGAGATTCATTACTTGTGAAAATCGTCACTTTCCGGTTTATATAACGCTCATTGATGATCTGGTACAGCTTGTCATTGATCCAGTCTGCCGGCCGTTCCACTCCGAAATCATCAATGACCAGGATATCTGTGGTGCAGAGTTCATCCAGCAAACGGCTCTCACTGTATTCCGCGTCCCGCCGCCATGTATTCTTGATTTCCTGCAGGATGGTCAGTGATACCGCAAATTTGACTGCGTAGCTTTTCATCAGCTCGTTTGCAATCCCTGCCGCAATCCTTGTTTTCCCACTGCCCTTTGTCCGGGACCAGATAAACAGTCCCATCCCCTGCTCCCTCTGGTTCTCAAAATCCCCGAGGTACGCTTTTATGATCCGGCAGGCATCCGACACTTTCTTCCTGCTGTCCCGCTCCCGGTACACATCCATCCGAAATGTTTTCAGTTCCATTCCCCTAAATGTTTCCGGGATATCCGCAAACCGCAGCCGCCGCAACATGATCGCACGCTCCCGGCACTTACACGGCACGGCTGTTTCAATACCGTCCTTTTCGGTCAGAATCCATTCGCTGCCCTTGCAGACTGGGCACACATCAGAACCCTTCGAAACATCTGGAATATCCGCGTTCTTCAAGCAGTTCGTTGAGCGATTTTTCACGCGCTCCAGTATTCCGTTGATCATGTTTTTCATCTGCTGATCCATCATCCACTCCTTCCAGGTATTGCATAAACAGGTTTTCTTTCAAAAAGTTCTCCGGGTTCTTGATGTACCGGGCTGGTGTCTTTTTCCGCTGGCAGGCAATAGCATAATTCTCTGCCGCTGCAATCAGGCCAGCTTCCGACACTCCGGCATCAACCGCATTGCAGTATTCCGTCTCTGCCAGATAACCAATGCAGGTTTTCGGATAGGCTGCGGCAAAATCTGCAAACCGTTCCACGGGGGGTATAGGGGGGGTGTTTCTTTCCTTCTTCCCTTCTTTCTTTTCTTCTATTGTTGTCGTTTGAATGTCGTTAGAATGTCGGTTGCCTGTCGGTTGCCTGTCATTTTGCTTGTCGGTTGTCTGGTACAAATCGTACTTAACCACTGTAAATACAGTAAATTTGTTTGTCGTTTTGCTTGTCACTTCGCCTGTCTTTTTCAGATGTGAAATTGCGGTGCGGATTTCGCGCTCCGTAAGCCCTGTTTCGCCCGACAGTTTCCCGATGGATGAGACAAACGATCCACGTGGAACCGTTGTCCCTTTGAAATTTCCATCCTTCCAGTTGGCTTTCAGAAGCATATGGATAAACAGCCGGGTTGTATTGATATCTGTGTACCATTCCCATTCCAGTAGCCCGCGGCTCAGCTTTATGTAGTTGCCATCCAATCACTCCACCTCCCGAATCAGCACTTCTCGCCACCTTTCAAATGTCATTTTCATTCCGCCTTCACAACAATTCCATACACCTTATACATCTGCCGGAACCGGATCACTCCCATCTGGTGAGCAATCGTATGGTGCTCCCTGCACAGGCAGATCTTCTTATAACCCGAATCATCCACCTTCCGGCGGTTATTTCCCATACCGATTGCATCTTCATGATGGATTTCCCCATCCTTGCCGCAGATGGCACACTTTTTATGCATTAGGCAGTAATACAGATACCGCCCGATATCATCCGTCCGGTCAATCGCATTGTCTGAAAGTGGGATTCCCCACTCTAAAGCAAATTCCAAGATCGTATTGATAAACTCCCGCGCGGTATCCATCGAACAGTTAGAAAGGCTGAAATAAGGATCTCCTGTACGGATCATATGCTCATACTTCATCCGTTCCTTCATTTCTTCCGGTGGATAGCCTGTCCAGTCTGCAATATCCCGGATCGTTGCATATGCTTTCTTCCTCTGCTCCGCAGAGATATGCCGCCCATCATCAAAGCGGATCTCTGCATTCTTGATCTTCTTTCTCTGGAGCAGACCACCAAGTTTCATTCCCGGAACGGAAACAACAAGATCTGTTCCATCACTGTTTTCCCGGTACTGCTTCACATCTACTATCGTATACATCAGTCATCACCATACTTCGATTTCAGACTGTTCAGCATTGTACCAACATCTTCTGCTGATAAACTGTCCCAAGTCTTTCCGTTGCTCGTGATCCAGTATTCAAGATTCACCTTATGTTTGATGCACAGGTCTTTCAGTATCTTAATATTTGCCGGGCTCGGCTTCTCCTCATTCCGAGGAATGATGTTGTTAAAAGGCTGCATTTCTTCTTTGAGCCACAGGTTAAATCCAAGCCCCGTATGAATTGCCACACACTTTACAAAGGACCGGCACATACTGTTCCATACCCTCTGCTGGCTCATGGAATTATCCTTGACCGGATTGGAGCCATTCATCACCGGCGACTGCATTTCATACTCATTTTCATCAATTACAACCTTAATTCGTGTCTCATAACATCGATTTGTATTTCCTTTACTATCTGTGAAATCTTTTGAAACCATGCGCAAAGAACTTCCCGTTCCCTCATCCGGAATCGGCACCCAGTAAACTTTCTTTGCACCATTCTCATGCAGCAGATCAATACATTTCGCCCAATTTAGATACGTCATTCCATCCCGTTCCTGGCAATATGGAGTTACGTCAATTTTGTGCATTTCTTCCCACGATTTAAGTGCCATACATCATATCCTCCAACTTCATTTCCATCTGTCCATCCCTGCCACTTCTATATGCTGCAAGGATATTTTTATTGTTCTCCTTTTTCTTTTCCAGGCAATCACATGGTTCACCTGGATCAAGATATGCCCCACAATAGGGGCAGGGTCTGTAATACATCACACCACCTTCCGGAAGCATGAAACCATACAATCTTCACAGTAGATTTCTCCGCCAACGTCATAACAATAATCATCCTGAATATGATCCCCACAGCAGACGCACACCGGCCGTTGTTCCAGCCATTCGTCCTGCTCATCCTCATGCATCCGGAAGAAATCATAATTATCCGGGATCGTTTCCATTGTCGGCTCCTTCCTGCAGCAGATCATAAATTGCCTTTGCTTCACCTTTTTGCAGCAGGTCATAGATCCAGTCCGCTGTCTCATCATCCTGTCCGTCTATCAGTGCCGCATAGATCTGCTCCATCGGCTCGTCCATAAGCGGACACGCTGCTTCGGTGTAAATAAATGATCCTGCATTGTTCAGAATCTTTTCTGCGTCCTTGCAGTGCAAATACGCACTTACAAGCGATTCGATTTGACGTAAATTCATATTTTTCACTTGCACATTAAATATATTTCTTGTAAAATAAAGGCATAGCATTTTTAATGCTTATTTTTCTTTTGTTTCCCGAGAGAAACACCCCCCCAATTAGATGGAATCATTGCTTTGGTCGGCTGACTCCATCTTTTTTATTTCCACATCCAACACTTCCTTGAAATCCCCATCATTTTTCTTTTCCTTTCGCGAGTACGTGAGATTCGAAGCTTTATTCGGATATTGCGGATACATACGCTTTATTCCACTGATGTGCATTTTTCTCCTTTCAACTAGCTTTCCGTAGCTGCTGTATGCGACGCTCGGTTTCCTTCCGCTCTCTTTCCACTCTCTCGAGTGTGTATGCCACATGTGCGATCACCGCGCCAGCAATTACCATTCCTGCGGCAATTATCCAGCCAACTCCTTCCGAGTCCATCGCAGTTGCACCAAACATCATAATTGCGACTCCTATTTCAAAAGCTCTTTGTTTCATGTTTTCTCCTTTATAGCTTGTCCGCACAGCCACCACAGTGGCTACTCTACGCGCTTATAACCTGCGCCAAGCGCAAACTTGTCACACAACTCATCAATTTTGTTCTGAGGTATATCCTTGGGATCAATTTGTTTCCATTCACCGGTTTTAGAATCGATCACAAAGGTTCTGTATGTAGCTTTCTTTGGATATCTTGCCATAAGCCCACCTCCTGTTAATAGGTTATTAACTGTGCCTGTACGCGGTTCTTAATTTTCTGAATCTTCCATTTGTGATATAATCTCCTTACAGGACGTTGCCGCGTCCGAGTATTATGAAAGGAGCTATTCCAGATGATCAAAATAATTGATGTAAATTGTCCTTACACCAAACGATCCCAACAGATATCGGTCGACTATTGTTATGTACCTGTTATGGGAACTCTACAGAAAAACTACAAGAAAATGTCGTATGAATGTCCCATGTATGATGAATGTCCACCTGATTTAAAAGATCAATATGGTGGATGTTCCGCGTATAACAGTCTTCCTGTTGCTATCCACGATTAGTGTCCCCGGCATTGCACACCGATATTTTTACGCTTGACTGGCTTATGATCGGATCAAGGTTTTTGAGCCAGTCAAAATCTTTACATCTTCCTGCTTCCCATATCTCACAGTTACTCCCGCACACTTTTCCCAGATCCGCGATCTCTCCGTTTGTCGATTGTGCCAAAAACTCTCTAATGTGCTGTGTTGTGCAATCCATAGCTAACTGGATCTCATTCGTTGATGGCGATTTCAATTTACTCATCTCCTTATGTTTAATATGAAATATTATTTTTGTAGCCTAATTTTCTACCCTTGTTGTCCTCCATAATCCGTGCTATTCTTTCCTTACAGGACATTGCCGCGTCCGAGTATTATGAAAGGAAATTTTCATATGAATAATTTTATTGAACCAATTACCATTCGTAATTATGACTTGGCTGACTGGAAATACGAAAAAATTCTTGAGCAAATTCATAATTTTGAAGCATCCCTTGATGAAGATCATGAAATTGCGCTCCGTTTAACTTCATTCGGGACATCAGTCACCATGATTGTCACAAGTCTCGGTTATCAAAACCCTGATATCCTCTATTTTTATGGTTTAGTAAATGGAAAAAAGTCCCAATTAATTCAGCACGCCAGCCAACTCAATTTCTTACTCACATCTGTTGAACGTGAAGATAAAACTAAACCCGCAAGAAGAATAGGTTTTGCTAATCCCAATGATGCTTCGGACCAGCTTTAGAAAGCAATTTTTGTCTTTCTAGCCGGAAATCACAAATGGCATCTACTTTTTTCTGCTGGCTTTGAACTTGCTTTTCAAGGTCAGCGGTTCTTTCTTCAAGTGATTTCCATTTTTTCTTTGAAATCCACACGTTCTCACTCTCCTTTCTGTTGCGGTTGATTTCTTCATATTCATAATTTATAATCACCTATATAAATCCAAAGGAGAATTACGTTATGAATATGAAACAAAATAAAAATTCTAAATTTGTATCAATACTCTCATCTCTAGCAATTGGAATCGCTGGATCTTTTCTATGGGAATTCATTTGCTCTCCCCTATTTCACAGTGTGTTTAACATTGTCTTTTCAGCACCTGCAAAGGTTTCATCTTTTATAGGCAGCTGGTATGCGACAAAAATATCATCAGTCAGCAATGAATATCTTGCGATCGAACTCCGTGCTTTTTTATTTGTGTTTCTACTGCTTCTCTTTATGCCAAAACTGAAAAAAGCTTTTCATACAATGCCATTCGTCATTAAATCCATAATCCTTTTCTGTTTGGCAATAGATCTTTTAACTGATATACAGGTTTCGCAGACTGCATCCCGCATTGAACACAATATCGAAATTGTCTCACCGTATATTACAGATCAAGAATATAAGGTACTAAAATCTAACTCATATTCAATGAAAACTATGGATGATTATAATTTGTTGAATGAAGCACTAGAAGATGTTGCCGAACAACATCATTTACAACTTCATTAACATCTCTCCGATACACCAGCCGATAACAAACACAACTGCGTATAACAACCACTCTTTTTTCTTGCTCACGTTCTCACTCTCCTTTCTGTTACGGTTTAACCGTAATTTGTGGGTAAAAAAATAAGTTCACTATAAGGCACGCCATATACCTGCTCCATCTTTTGAATAATAGGAACATCTGGATATGACTTTCCTCTTTCATAGTTGCTAAGTGTATCTGGTGTAATTCCAATAAGTTTTGCCGCTTTTACTTGCGTCAATCCCTTATTTACCCTCGCACTTTTTAGCGTAATTGCCATTTTTTATCGCACTCCTTTCGTTTTGTCTAAAATCACTATACTACGGTTTAACCGTAATGTCAACGGTTTTTTCGTAATTTTTTTAGAAATATATTGATTTTTTTACGGTTTACTCATATAATTTAATTACATCAAGTAAGAAAAGAGGTGTCTACATATGAGTGGACTCGGCAACAAAGAAATAATGGCTAAAAACATTCGACATTATATGGAGCTCAAAGGTAAAGATCGAAATCAAATATGTAAAGATTTAGGCTTTAAATACACAACTTTTACAGATTGGATAAACGGAAATACCTATCCAAGAATCGACAAAATTGAATTAATGGCTAATTATTTTGGAATTAACAAAGCGGATTTAGTCGAAGAAAATGAGTTATCCGCAAAGGATAATCGTGACATAAAAAAAGATCTTGACAATATCATGGAAAAATTAACATCTAAAGAATATGGTCCGGCTGCATATGACGGTATGGATCTATCAGAAGAATCAATGGATTTATTCCGTGATGAATTAGAAATTGCTTTAAAACGTTTAAAACTTATTAATAAAGAAAAATATAATCCAAATAAGAATAAAAAGTAGGTGATGATTCTTTTGGCGCCTAAATCGATAAATAGAAGTGCTTCAGACTAGTGTACAAAAG